GCAATCATCGTGCTGGTAACCGTGCCGCTGTCGCCGCTTGTGACGATCGTGCCATCAACATCGGGGAACGTCAGCGTGCGGTCAGCAGTGGGGTCTGCCACCGCCAACGTTGTTTCAAACAGGTCGGGCGTTGGACCTTCAAAGGTCAGTGAACCTGTAGAACCAATTTCAAGATTGCCGGTTACGGTGCCGCCAGCCTTGCCAAGTTTTTCTGTGTCCAGCTCTTGAAGCGCAGTCTGAACATTGTTAGACGCAATGCTGCCAAAAGGCGTAAAGCTGATGTTGACGGCTTGCTGTGATGCAATAAAACTTGAAACATCAAGCAGCTCCCAGCTTGACCCGTTAGACAATAAGATGTCAGGTGGATTCAGCGCCACAGCTGGGACAGGTGCCGTGCCCGTACCAAGCTCGCTAACCACCAAGTAATACTGGCTATTGGTTGCGGCTGCGGCGGGGACTGCTGACCCGGTGGTCAAACCTGCTGCTTCGCCTGCAGTCGTTACTGACGCAACAAGATTTGTCGATGCATCGTACGTTCCGGCGAAGATGATCTCGCCGCTGGTGATCGTGACTGGCTGCCAGGCGTTACCGTCCCAGAGATACAGGTCGCGGTTGATTGCGTCAAAGAAGAATTCTCCCTGGAACGCTGCGGTGGGGAAAGTTACAACGCCCTCGCTTGATCCTGCACCGGCAAATGTGACTGTTGAGGAATCAGCGAGTTTTTCGCCGGTAACAGAATTTGCTGCAATCCGCGCAATGTCAAAGGTTCCAGCCGTGATCTTTGAAGCATTGAGTGCAGGGATGTCTGCAGCGACAAGGCTTTGGCCTGTCGTTACAACGCCTTTGCTGTTGACCGTAACTTTCGGGTACGTGCCAGCGGTAACCCCGCTATCTGCGATACTGATTGCCCCGTTAACGTCAACTTCCAAGCCGCCGACAGCAGGAACGCTTATCGCACCAATCGCTGATGCAGTGGCTTCAGGTAAATCACTCGCAGTCAGCTCAGCTGTAGCCGTGATTAAGCCGTTGTCATCAAATGTGATTCCAGAGGTTGTGCCGCCCGTCAGCGTATTCGTGATGCTAATTGCACCTGCACCGCTGACGCTCAGGCCAGAGTCTGCAGCAACACTTACCGCACCAACGTCAGTCGTTGTGGCCACCGGCATATCGCCAGCAACCAGTGCTGCGGTGCCAGTGATGTGCCCTTGAGCGTCAAAGCTAATGCCGCTGCGTGTTCCTGCTGTAACTGCATTGGTGTGGCCAATGCTGCCTGTGGTTTTATCTAAACCACGGTCCAGTGATGCTGATGGAATCTTTGCTGCAGTGACTGTGTCATTGCTAAGTTTTGCGCCATCAATCCCGTTGGCAAGCTTAATGTCAGTGACATTTGCATCAATCAGCGCATTGGTATCGACAGAATTATCCGCTAGTTCACTTGCACCGACTGCGTTCGCTGACAGTTGAGCTGCCGTGACGCTGTTACCCTGCAGCTTCGCGCCCGGAATTGAACCATCATTAAAGTTGGTCTTGGCGTAAGTAACAGATGAATCGGCAATCTGGGTTGTGCCGACCGCCCCAGCGGTGATGGTGGTGTTAAAGGTGCCGGTGCCGCCGCCCGTGACATCGCCCGTCAACGCAATCGTTTGGTCACCGGTATTAGTGCCGGAACTGGTGCCGCTGAAGCTGGACCCATTCACCCACGTACCCGTGGAAAGCGCCAGGTTGCCGAGCCCTAAGGTGGTGCGTTGATCCGCTGCTGTTGCGTCATCCAGAAGTGCTCGGCCTGCAGATGTGCATGTAATTTCTTGGATAGCGCCTGAGCCAGTGGTTCTGCCAAGCAGAACATCCCCACTAGAAACGTCTTGGATTTTTGCGTAGGTGATCGCGTCGTCAACTACCTGTGCTGTGTCAATCGCTCCATTAGAAATGGTGGCGGCAAAAGACCCCGTGCCAGTGCCGGTAACATCGCCGGTTAGCGTAATTGTCTGGTCACCAGTGTTGGTGCCAGAACTGGTGCCGCTAAAGCTAGAACCGTTGACCCATGTCCCAGTAGAAGTAGCGAGGTCACCAAGACCAAGCGTGGTACGTTGGGCAGCGGCGTCAGCATCATCTAAAAGCGCAAAACCCGCTGCAGTACATGAAATCTCTTCAACTACACCTGTTGCCAAGGATGAACGACCCAGCAGCGTACTGGTTGGGATGTTCTGAAACTTTGCGTAGGTAACGGCATCGTCGGCCAGTTCTGTCGTGTCAACAACACCCGCCGAGATTGTTGCCGCAAACGTACCAGTTCCCGTACCAGTGACATCACCTGTCAATGTGATGGTCTGGTCACCAGTATTGGTGCCGCTACTGGTGCCGCTAAATGTGCCGTCCTGTGTGGCAAGCGTGCCAAGGCCAAGCGTGGTGCGCTGAGCGGCAGCGTCTGCGTCATCTAGCAGCGCTCGACCGGCTGATGTGCAAGTAATCTCCTCAACGTCGCCTGTCCCCGCTGTGGATCGTCCCAGCAGAACATTGGTGTTGATGTCTTGAATTTTGACAAAACTGACCGCACCCGTATCGATCTTTGCTGTCGTTACAGCTAGATCGACCAGTTGAGCTGTATCAACGTCTCCAGCGCCGACGATACTGCCGGAGATCTTTGCGGCAGGGATGGTTGCGTCATCAACCAGATCAAAGCCGCCCTCCAGTAGCGCCTTTACTGTGATCTTTTTGGTCTCAGCTGCTGACAGGTCAGCAACAGCCACTGGATCTGTGCCCTGCAGCGATGCTGCGGTTAGGGCAGGCAAATTTGAGATTTCAAGATCTGGCAAGGCTTTGCCTCCTTAAGGCCGCAGAGCGTATAGACGTATTCTAATCTTCTTGCAGCAGACGACTTCCGTCCTCCTGTAGCAGGTAATCGCCGTCTTCTTGCAGCAAGTAAGCCGGTGGTCTTCCCTGCTTCAACACCACTTGCTCAGAAGTGACGAAATCGATTCGTGTTTCGATCGCGCCTTCGTTTGATACAGAAACAGCAGCATTGGTGACGATGCACTTAGCTTCGTACCAGACGCTTTCGGGTTGGCCCGTGCTTCCGGCGAAAATAAAAAATCGCCCATTGAAGTCTGCACCCTGCTGCACGCGGACGACCAGTCGCGCCAAGTATGACGGAAACTCAGCTTGGCTAGCCCCGTATCCAGTTCCAATGATTGATGGATCGCTTTCCCAAAAGCAATTGAGGGTGCCTTGACCAGAAATTAATCCTTGCTCATAATTGTTCCTAAACTCATTGCCCAGGGATGTAAGGTCTATCGTGTCGCGGCTAGTGGTTAGTTCAAAATCCCGGATCTTCGCCATGAAGCGGTAACGGTCATTCTTAGTTTGTAGTGTGATATTCTGCGCTGCGCTCGGTGCAACCAGCTCAACGGCATCGTCCTGCTGTCCAGACAGTGAAGCCTGGAATTCGTTGTAAAGCCTGATTCCGCCTGCGTCATCAATGTGGATGTACCAGGCACCATCGGGGTAGGTGTGGCCTGAAACCAGCTGGAGCGTAGATCCGTCAACAGTGGCGATTTCTACTTTGTCGCCAGTGACGAGAGCCGCTACGTTGAAATCCACCGCAAAGCGGCGTCGAGATACATTGACATCACTGGGATCCAGTGTTGTCTCCAATGGGGTGTCCGTTGAGTCACGGTCCAGCTCAACGGAACCCGTGTATCCGAGGTAAACCGACATCAGAGAGTTTCAGCTTTAGCGTACCCGCTGACTTCAAAAGTCACGTCAACAGAAAAGACCTCGCCAACTGCCATGCTCATGCTGACTCCGGTAATCCACGCATAAACCTCGATGTACTTGGTGGAGTTGACGTGCAACTTAAAGAGGACTGTGGTTGATTGAGTGGCAACGCCATCCTCGGCGCTAGCCGCACCAGACTTAATGATGTTGTCAATGAAGGAGCTGGCATCGCCATCGGAGTGGTAAAACACTCGACAACTACCGCTCATGCTGCGGACGCCGTTAATCAGCGTTCTGTCAGTGTCTTCAAGGCTGGTGGTCTCCAGCACTGCTTGCGACGCATTCAGCGACCAGTTCTGGACTTTGCCAATCTTGGACCCATCCAAATAAAGCTGACCGTCAAGACCGCTGTAAAACGCCATGATGCGTCACTGTACGTTAATCACATTCTAAACGCCATCTAGGTAGCCGGTAAAGGTACATGTCACCGTGCTGATGCCACGGTAAACACTCTCCACTTGGGGTGGTTCGGCGTAGCGCCACTTCAATTCGAATCCTGTGGAACCTAGAAAAGTCTGGCCGAGCCGGAATGCAAGGTTAAGATCCATACCGGCCAGCCCAGTAGCCATGTCGAAAGTCACATCGGAGAAAGTCGCCATCCGCTCTTCATAATGATCTAAGATTCGATCTGCATCGGTATCGCTGATGTTCGCAAACGTCAGTGTCAGTTGGGCGTTGTACGGCTTTTGGCCGTAGCGGATCATGGTGGTCGCACCATTCAGTGCCTCAAACGCGACCTGCGGAAACTTTCCTGGCCGGTAGCTGCGGCTTGTCGGTTTTAACCCTGAAGGGAATGACGCAGCCACAGTCGTACCAGTGCTTGTTTTAGTTTAGGCGGTTTCAACCACAAATCCCCCGTCATCCATAATTGCCAACGCCCCATTGTTGGTCAGAGGGACGTGGCTTCCCGTGACCTCTACCAATCCGTCTTCGGCATAACTCAGGGATTCGAGCTTGTAGACTCGGTCTTCGGTGGTGGAATTTCTCAACGTAAAAATTGTTCCACGCAAATTGCTGGCAATGCCGTTTGATATTTGCAGACTTCCTGAGCTGACAACAGTTGAACCTGGCGTCCAGTAATACACCGAGTAACTGCCGTCCGATAAAGGCGTAGTGCTGGTCACAGCGCCGTCAGCGCTCACCGCTCCATTGTTGAAGCGGCTGGTGTGCGTGGCCTCGCTGACTAGGCGGAAATACTCGCCAGGTTCCAGCCCCATCGCCATCTCGGGGGTGGTCTGGAATGTCACGCTATGTGTCACCAAAGTTCGAGTGCGGATTGCAACTTGAGCAAAAGTGACCGGGTGCGTTGGGTACTGCCCAGGGGGCACAGTACAGAACTGGGTCATGTCGAATGTTTCCTCTGGGTCGCTGCTGCGATCTCCCGCCTCTTCTGCATATAGAGCTGGGCTGCCGCCTGAAGCTCTTACCGTTACAACACGGGTTTCAGGAAAACCGTTCTTAGTGTCTTCGCGGTACAGGCA